GTAAATAACGCCAGATGCAATAATTGCAGCGTTCGGCCCCGCAATTGAGATGTTGTCACCAAGGAGTTGCGAACTCCACACATACGGTGGCCCAAGATACTGCAACGAATACACAGACGAATCAGTTAAGACCACAATCTCTTGCCGACTCTGCACGTTCGTAACAATCTTTGAGCCGTGCGACAACCGCACACTACCCGCCTGATTAGTAATGGCTGGATACCAAGTAGTCAAAGAATCCTGATCCGACCAACGTATTAGCATCGGGTCAAGGATCGTGCTGCCGTAGTCGTTTGTACCAAACACCAAGATAAACCGGCTAGCGTCAGACACCGTGAACGAGTTTTGATACAACGGGGCGTAACCGTCCGACCCGCCTATGCTGGCAAGCGGGTATCCCCGCGCAGCGATGTATTGCGCCCCAGATTGCGTGCCTGATGTGTTGATAGCCGTGCCGCCATACGTGGCAGATAGGTTGCACACTGTGCCGCTAGCATTGATGACGTAATACACCGTGCCCGGCACCAGACCGGTGGGCAGATAACCCGTCGTCGTCAGAGTTACCGCAGTGCCATTAGCCAGCGCATACCCCAGAGAAAGGACAGCAGGGCTGGCAATAGTTACCGTAAATGCCGTGTTTTGATAGTTTGTGTTTGCATCCCAGTAGTAGAGCGGCGACCCCCTAGGGCCATAGAGCAAGCTCTGCCCGTAGTTCATCTGGTTCCAAAGCTGCATGGCGTTGGTCGTGATTGCACCATTACCCCAGGAACCCGCGCCCCAAGCCCCAGCACCCCACCCCGTAAGCGGCACCGCATACTCAGGCCCAACGTTAACTTGGTACGAAACGTAGACGGTACCGCCGCCAGTTGTGCTAGAAGCCGCCGTGCCAGCAAGCGTAATGCTGTACGTATTGGTAGTCAGATACGTAGCTACATACTCGCCCGTTGGAATTGTTACGCCGCCAACCGTAGGCGCAGCGCCGGGATAGTAGATTGTTATGTATGAACCGGTTACCAACCCATGACTAGTGTCTGTGATTGTCACCGTCGTGTTGCCACCAGAGTTACTGGCTGTCGATGTGGCAAACGGGTTAGTCAGCGTGCTGGTCTTGCGGATCGGGGTGATGTCGTAGTACGCCCCGCCGTTCTGGATGTAGAACTTTAGGTTTGTGCCAACTCCCAGCAGATTCAGGGAATCATTCGTCACCCAAGACCAGAGTGAACGGCAGATACCAAGAAATTTACTAGCCGAAATTTGCAACCACCCGCCAATCTTCTCGGGCGTGCCTTGCCGGAAACGAATCTTCTCCGATTCGTAGAACCCGCCCTCGTTGGTGTACCGCGTGTTTTCGCGGTTCACTCCGGGCTTGAACAAAATCTTTTTTAGCATTACTTGCTCGCAACGCCCTTGTGCTTCTCAAAGCTGCGCATGCCGCCAAAGCCAAGCAGACCAGCTAGCAGCGTCATCAACTGCTCAACGTCCAAGTCTGGCGGTGGGTTCAACCCTTTGGGGATTATGTCATAGCCTTGACCAAAAGCCCAACCCCATTGCATCAGCGGGTAGCCAAGAAATTGGTAAGCCAAACCAAGCACCCCAACCCAGCCCACAGCAGGACGCCAGCCAGCGACAAATAAGCTAGAAGACGCCGCTTCGATTTTGTTGACATCCACCTGCGCGAGGTCTGTAGTCTGGTCAATGCGTTTTTCTTCAAGGTCGAGCTTGCGGTCTTCCAACGCCATTTGAAGGCGTTCTTTGTCCGTCGTAATGAGATCGCCCGCAACCTTGCCAACACCTTCAATTATTGACCCTATCCCGATCAGATCCATTATTTAAGCCCGTTGAGTGTTCTTTGGATCCAACCGAGTAAGAACTTGGATTGCCCTCGGTCCTTGTTACAGATTTGCGCGTACCGGCTAATCTTTGCTAGCGCATAGGCTGGCAGGAACTTTTCTGGCGTACAGATGTTTAAGCGTTCGACGGTTTTTGCGCCGATTGCGCCGTCTGGGGTGACGCCGACGATGAGCTGGGCGAGCTTGGCTGCGACTCCGACTCCGGTGTTGACGGAGAAGTTGAATATTGTTTCGGCAATAGCTTGGTCCTTAATGTCGTCACCTCGGACACGATCCCAAAAATTAGATTTATAGAACTCGCGGACCAGAGGCGTAGCTGACCCAAAGTCTTTGCGGTCGATGTATTGCCATCCCGCCCAGTCCGGGTTTGGTTTTCTTGCGATTCCTGCATACGTCTGTCCTCCCCGGTCGCCCGGTATGTCCGTCAGTTGGTAGCCACCCTCGTCGTGGATCATCTTCTCAAATGCTGGATTGAAGTCAGCCATTATTTCCTCGCCATCCGGTCTTCGATAATGCTGATGTGCTTTTGGTTTTCGTGGATCATGTCGCGGTTGTGCTGGATTTCTTTTTCCATGTCTTGCCGCAGCTTTTCCCGCGCCAACTCAGCGCCGCTATTGGCGGCTTGCTTGTTGTCTGATGTGACCACCAGACTGATTTTGGCGTTCAGGACCGTTACGTCATGCGTGATCTTGTCCAACGCTGACATCAGGTAAACCACACAAGTAAAAAGAATCGGCAGTACGGCAAACGCCGTTTTTTCAATAAGCTGACTCTTGGCTTCCAGCTTCTCGCTCATTGCTTATCCTTCATCTTGTTAATGATCTCAAACGCCGACTTGATTTTTTCCTCAAGCACCGCCACGCGCAGGTCAAGTTTGGATAGCACAACAATGAGCGTGATGATCGCCAGCAAAACCGGCCATGCCTTAAAGAAGAGATCAATTATCTCCACAGCCGTGCATCCTTATGTACTCACTTCGTAGAAACGTCACTTTCTTGCGCCCATCATGCTTCTTGACCCTGCCCATAGCAGGGGGGTTGTTCAAGTATTCTGCGGCTCGCAGGAGCATATCTGGGTTGTCTTCAAAGATCCCCAGCGCAGAGTTGCAGCGTTTGCACAAGATTCCACGAACGTCATCTGAGTCATGGCAGTGGTCAACCGCAAACCTGTACTGTTTAAGCTGAAGGGGTCGGTCACAAATAGCACAATTATACCCCTGAAACTTCAACAAAAAGTCATAGTCTGTGGGAGACAACCCGAACCGATCCAAGCGGTTTATGTCTGACTTGCACGCACTGCACAGAAAATAGCTTTTGTTGCCATGAACTATGAGGTCTTCACGCAAAAACTCTCGACGGCAAATGGCGCAGAACAGCATATAAACACCCCCGGTGGGTGGACACCGGGGGCTGGGACTTAGTCTTCGGTCTGCTCGTCTTCTTCTGCAATTTCGACTGCATCGGCCACGTCAAAATGCGCGTCAATCGTCGAAGTAAACATTTCGTTCAACGTGAAACGGCCAACACCGTTCTCAGCAGCAACAGCGTAAACAACAGCGAACAGAGCCTGCAATGCGTCAATCGGCTCGGAACCGTCGATCACTTCGATAATCTGGTCTTTCATGGCGAACTCCTGTGGGTAACAACACGGGGCCTTTCCCCACGCAGAGCATACAGATCGTGCAAGACAGGAAAATTACTTCTTCAAACCCTTGAGCGTTTCCGCTAGCCGTGCGCGTTGGCCAAGTTTCCCCGGTTTCTTTGCGGCAGCGGCTAGCTTCTTCTCTGGGATTGGCTTACCCGGCTTGGCACCGAGTTCAGCCCGCAGAGCGCCCTTGGTCTTGGGGTTGAGCGCTTTTTGAATCCACTTCTCAGCCATTTTGCGGCTCTTCAACTTTGGGCATGGGCACCTGTGGGATCGCCTGCTCGCGGATTGCTTGGATGGTGTCAGCAACCGCTTCGTACGGAGCTTTGGCAAGCGCGGCCATGATCAGGTTGACTTGAGCCAGTGGCAGCTTGAGGGTGATTTCGGTGTTTTCCATTATGGAGTCCGTTGGGTTAGATAGCTGCGGCTTGCAGCGGGGTGAGGTCTTCCGTAGTCCAGAAGTCTTTGGCGAGCATGATAGTCAGATGCTCTTTGTTGCGCTTGAGCGTGTCTGCCCAGTCAGCATCGGTCATGCCTTCGGGTTTGCCACCGTTGATCAGGTTTACTGAATCCATAGCGGCGCTGTAGTGTTGAGCAATTTGCTCAGGGGTAGGCTTTTCCATTTAGTTGCTCCAAGGCAATGGTGGGGTTACGACAGGAGGGTTTGCTTGGTTATCTATCTGCGTCTGCACAGCGGCCTCGGCAGATGCTTGGTCTACACCGTTTGCCCAGATCCAGCCAAGCACCATGTCTTGAGTCAGATCGGCGTAGGGCGTGAATGTACCCGTTGGCGCAGGAACCGAACAGGTTGAGTAGACGCTACCATTATAGGTTCCGTCTGTCCCGGTCAGTTGCCAATGGACGGTGAACACTACGTCAGTCTGATTGTCAGCCTGCGGGTAGCAGTCGAGTTGCGTGACGGTCCATGTGAAAGTGGTCATGGTTTGGTTTCCAGTTGGGTAACACGGTCAGTGAGAGATTGGATGATTGCTTGTTGTTCTTGGATGGCTTTGATGAGCATAGGAACAAACACACTGTATTTAACAGATTTTGTGGTAGTACCAAGATTGTTGCCTTCTTCGTCTCGGTCAGGTGTTTCATCCACCATCGCAGGAAAAACAGTTTCCAATTCCTGTGCAACAACGCCAAGTTGTTTTGTCGTATGCCCAATCAAATTGTAGTTACGTACCTTAACTTGCATCAAGGCAGCAAGTTTTGGTGAGGCATCAACAATGTTTTCTTTCAGTTTGACATCAGAGATCGCGCCATAACTATTATTTGTATTTGTAACGTTGCCGTTTGCAAATATGTTAAAACAATTGCCGCCGCTGTTTGTTGCATATACAAAATATGCAGTAGAATTGTTTGTATTTGGCAACTGCCATGCTAACAATCGACCATCTGTAGTGGTTCCATCCTGTCTAAATGCTGCCGCATAATAAGAAGAAGTAGACCCAGTAGCTTTAAATGAATGTGATGTCCCAAGAAGACTACTCGTCGTCCCCACCAGCAGGTTGCCGGAGGCGTCCAGCGTCATCGCCTGTGTGAATGTGATTGCATTACCTGCTGTGCCGGAGGGGGCGTTGTACCACTGGTGGCTCCCGTTATTTTGAGCATAAATGGTTGCAAACCCCGTGTTCTTATATATGTTCTGACCACTTGAATTTACAAACTCGTTTGTTGAAAAATTAGCTGTATTTGTTGTGGAATATATTGATGTATCTTTTATTTGTAAAGCACTAACTATGTTGTACCAAGCACTCGGCGTAACCCCCAGACCAAGGTTGCCGGAGGAGTCGAGGCGCATACGTTCGGAACCACCAGCTACTATCTTGACAACACCAGAACCGCCATATGGACCAAGTGCCAAATCATTTGTTGCTGTATACAGCCATGCGCTGTTTGCACCGACTCCGTAGTTGCTGTATGCGGACCCGGTTACAAGAAGCGTTGCCTCGTAAGACCCTGTCGTCACGCCAGCACCTGCCGCTCCTCCAGAAGAAGGCGCAACACGAACATCCAACTTATACCCCGGCGAAGTCGTCCCAATACCAAGGTTGCCACTCGCATCCAGCGTCATCGCCTGTGTGAAGGTGATTGCAGTTCCTGCTGTGCCGGAGGGGGCGGTGAACCAACGATGTTGACTATCTAGCGCATATCGTGTTGATGCGGCGGTCTGTTTATATGTCCAACCAAGTGAGCCATAAAAAGAGTTTGCAGTGAGGTTTGCTTCGGCAGAGCCACTAGATGCAAGTGCGGCATCTTTAACTTGAAATACTGTATATCCACTCCAAGCATTCGGCGTAACCCCCAGACCAAGGTTGCCGGAGGCATTCAACAACATTTGTGTTGTGCCAAATGTGGCCCAAGTTTGAATAGGGCCAGCGCCATCGTTTCTTACAAAAAGTCCACTGGAACTTGTATTGGCATAAACATACAGTTTGTCTGTTTGCCCCGTAGTACCAATATTAAGGTTGCCGGAGGAGTCGAGGGTTAACCTTTGTGAACTTGCTGCGTTGTCATAAACAAACAGTGTTTGAGAATTGTAGTTTTGTCCGATTTGAAAGCCGCTTGCTCCAGACCCACTACCTGCAAAGTTAATTGCTGGGTTTACCGCGCCAGAGTTTGTTACCGTAATCTGCCCGTTTGCTACGGTAAGTTTCTGTGAAGGAGAACTCGTCCCAATACCCAGCCCCGTGCTGGTCAGGCGCATTTGTTCGGCGGCGGCCACGTTAAACCGAAGTTCGTTTGCTCCTGCTACAAACTCCGAAGTTACCCCCCCGGCGTTGTACACACTAATGTCCGTGCTACTGCGTGAACCTACACGCCCAACACTTAACCCATCAGAGGCTCTTTTAAAAAGCGCCAGTCCCCCAGCGTTTCCAATCGCTAAATCAATCCCATCAAACGTCAGCGCAGACCCAGTAGTCAGAGCACTTGACGAGCTTGCGTAGACAACACCGTTAGCAGTGAAGGATGTAAGTCCCGTCCCGCCATAAGTTGTGCCAAGCGCGTTGGTCAGGTTAAGCGTGTTCGCAGTCAGCGTCGTGCCGTTAAACAATAAGTTCGCAGAGTCAGTCTCAAGACCACCAGTGGTGGAGTACACCACGCGACCCGAAGTCAGGCCGGTGTTGGTGATGGAACTGAAGACGCCGGGGCCACCGGATGCGCCGATCCGCACAAAGTCCGAACCGTTCCAAGCAACCTGTGCCTTTTCACTCACGCCCAGCGTGATACCCGTCGTGGGTCCAGCGCCAACAATCTTGACCGTGTACGTCGCTGACGTATTGATGATCGTGTAGATCTTGCTCGCAGCGGGTGCCGTGATGGTGATGTTGGCCGACGCGGGGGACGCGATGATGATGGCGTACTGCGACGAAGTTGCACCAAGATTGGCGTTTGTGGTCTTGGTAAGCGTAGTATCCGTAGTAACCGTTAACGCCCCGGCAATCGCAGAATCGAGATAATTCGTGATGTTGTCGTTTACTACGTTGCCCCAAGACCCCGACAACTCTCCTTGAACGGGAAGTGCGAGACCGAGAAGCGTGGTATACGAAGTAGCCATTTCAAGTCCTTAGATGTCGGTCCAGCGCGGCAATCAGCTTGTGGAAATTGGCGACCAGTTTGGGGTTTGGTTGTTGCTGATTGCCGCCCAGTTTGGTGTCTGCGTGGTTGTTACGGTTGTCCAGCTCACAACTACGCGATCCTAATAATTGCGGAAGTGTTAGTTACTGCCGGAAACTGCACGGTAAACGTGGTTGATGAAGTTTTATCTGCACCAAAGTCCAGCACACAGATGGCAGGATTTGTAGTCCCGTTTGCCAAATAAATCAACGCCCCCCGCGCAGTAACCGCAGTAGTCCAGACGGCGTTATCAAATGACCAGTACGCAATCGTGCCGGTATTACCCACTGTAGGGATCTGGCTAACAACAAGGACTTGCCCCCCAGCGGTATACCCCGAAGCAGAAACCTCTCCGGTCGAAGTATACCCAGTGGTGTCGGCATTTAGCGTAGCCGCGTTGGTGTATAGCGCAATCTTGAAGACCTGCGTCGTGCCCGTGTTGAAGTTGAACGTCCCACTTGGAAGCCCAGTCTTAAACGTATTGGTTGTCCAATTGCCCGTGAATGCCAATTAGGTCACCTTCTGACGGTACTGCCCAGAACGGTATGCATCTTGGCGCTCAAGTCCGTCACCCAACCGTTTAGCCAAAGCTAACGCTTCTTTGTACTTACCGTCATACAAAGCCATCATGTCCTGCTCGCCCTTAAGGAACGTATAAGCTTCAACAAGCGTTCCGTACAACAACACCGTGTCGAAGTTATCACCCAACCAAGTTGTACTTGCCGTGACAATTGACGCCGGATAATAAAAGTAGTGCAGCTCTACGTTATATACAGCGTCTGGCGTTGGGCCAAGGATAAACGTTAGTTCTGCTTCATTGGTTGACTGCGGGCCAAACAGCGCGTAGTACTTTGGTGTAGATGTGTCCGTTGGCTGGGGGTAAGCTTCGCGGATGAAGTTAACATCTTTGTTTAGCAAGTAACTGTATTCCCCGCCCGTTGGGTACACAGCCATCGAATACACAGACAAAAAATCACCGGGGCAAGCAAGGTACTTATTCCCCGTTGCCGTCACCCCAGTCACGTTTTTGCGTAGCGACGGGAACTGGATCGTGTTGTAAATGCGTTGTTCCGCCTGCTGTATGAACGTATTCATATCAGTCGTCTGGAACGTGTTCTCCGTATAGTCGGAGACCGCAACTACAAGCTGGGCATAGTTCACGCCATCGGTCCCCGAGCCATCAGACCCTTGGTAGCGGCACCGGTTCCACGAACTTTGATGCCCGTTGTCTTGACTTCAGCGTATGGCTTAGAGCGAAATTCTCCAACACTCATGGCCAAGTCGTCCGGTTTAATCCGATTACCTGCGCCATAACCGTTGTTGCTCAGATCAACGCCAGCTTTGCCGTCCATGGTATGCGGAGGTGCATACACCTCGGCAGGGCCAACTTCTTTGCCGCCCTGTTTCATGCTGAACTTGGCCATTATTTCATACCCTGGTTCATGGCGCGGGACAGATTCTTCCCGTACTTCATGCGGTCATCCGTGGTTGGGCCACCTTTTTTGAGTTTCAGAGTCGTACCTTTACCACCCTTGTGCTCTTGTTTATCGTGCTGCTTAAAGGCTTTTTTGATCAGTGCCTTGTCTTGCGCCAAATCTGACTTGTCCATGCTGGACTCCTATGTCGTCGTAACCGTAACTGTACCCAATTGCACCTGCAAAACCAAGTTGTTTGGCGTAAGTAGCGTATCAAACGCCCTAGCTCCGCCAACCGGGTTCCACCCCCACTGAATGATTCTGCTACCGCTCCCCGCATACCCGTCAGTCAAGTTACCAGATACCTGATATGTGTTGTCTTTACGGGGATCTCGTACACCCTGCGGATCGTCCACCGGGTACATACCAAGCTGCAACTGCGGATGATCGGGATCCCAACAACTGGGGCAAACAAGAAGATTGTATACCTTGGTCTTGATTACTTCTTTCTTGAGTACGCTTAGCTTAAACCCGAATCCGCATCTGTCACATACGGCAATCGAGTTCTTGCCAGACGAAAATCTGTTGCCCATTTACGGACCATACCCGATAAACATCTGGCGTGGCACCAAACGAAGTGCCGCAGTTTCACGATCTTCCTGCGCAGCCAACTCCCAAGCTTCGTCGTACTGCATCTTCAACACTTCCAGCCGATTGATGCCGTCAGGTATTTTGAGCGCTACGTAGTATGCAAGCCCCGCAGCCATACACGGAATAAATCGAAACGGCACATCCATGACGTTAACACCACCGCCCGCATCTTGCGTGCGCCGCATGCGCCAATAAACAAACTGATACGTGGTGCTGTTGTCTGGCGTTGGCCAAACCGTTATAGCAGGAACCTGCTGCCAGTAAACCGTAGCCCCGGCTGTGTGAGATGCCGCAGTTGTGTTTTGCTGGGCACGGAAACAGCTATACAGCGTGTTACCTACGATGTAGCCGTAGTTGATGATCTCGGAGTCGATCTTTACAAACCCGGCAGCGGGTAGGTTTACAGCGGAACTGACTGTGATTGTCGTGTCTGTGCTGTTGATTGTCGTGCTAAGCGTGGCAGATACCGGGGAAGTCTGCGCGTTATATCGCTGAACCCAGACTTGAATTGGGCGACCTTGAGTCAGTTTGTTTGGTAGTGTGGCGTATGTTGATACGCTGATGCGAGTGATCGTCAGGTCAGATTGGTTAGATGTGTTGTTTGCGTTAGTGCGGATCACATGCTCAAGCAGATCAACCGTGTCGTTGGGCAGCGCGTAAGTGTTCTGCCCCTGTACCAAGGTGATCGTGCCCTGCTCAAACGTCCACATGTTGACGCCACGGTTTGCCCAATCAGCAAACATGAGATTGAGCGAGCGCCGCGCTGTGCGCAGATCGTAGCCCGTACGCAACTCCGAGCCAGCACGCTCGAAAGCTTCCTCAACCAGATCAGTCAGGTCAAGGTTAAACGAAGTTTGGCCGGAGGTAGTTGCCATGATTAGTTACGCGGCACATTCAAACTGAGGAAGTTCTGCGGGGGCTGGCCAATTGGTGTGTATCCTTGAGGATATTGATTTTGCGAACCGACAGATAGCAGCCCCGGCAATCCCTGTTGCTGCGGATTGCCACCTACGGATATGCTTTGGTTTTGTTGGGGTTGTTGGGTTTGTTGCCCCATCATTGGCTGCTGCGGGCCAAACGGATTCTGAAACTGGGGAACCATCCCGCCATCAGCAAACCCAGTAATTTTGTACGCTTCACCGGGGCTAATTCTTCCCAACTCTGTAGCAAGTTGGTTTGCGTCCATACCAGCCACCGCCGATTGAGCAAACCCACGACTGAGCAAAGCGTTCCGCGCTATGTCTGCGCCAATCGTGTTGAAAACTGCTGGTGGCGCTGTTGGCTGCGCTGGCGCAGTAAACGGATTTTGGAACGCAGGGATAGCGCCAGTAGTACCCGTAGAACCAGTAGCCCCGCCCGGTTGCACGGACTGGAAAGTTCTTGGTGGGGGCGTAACCGGCATGGTCGTATTGACCGGGGCTGGCGCACCGTACGTACTTCCCTGCCGCGAAATATTTAGCGGCGCTGATGCTTGCTGACCAAACTGTGTGCGCGGCTGAAACGCCAACCCCGGCGGCATGAAGGGTTTTATTCCCGGTGGCGCAAGTGTGTTGGTGACAACCGGATTGGGGTTGTTTTGGAATGGGCCATACGCAGCGCCCCCAGCAAAAATAGGATTTGCTGCCGCAGGGTTGCTTGCAGTACTACCAGTAGTGCCGCCCGTAGTGGCGCCCGTAGTGCCGCCCGTAGTGCCGCCCGTAGCTGTGTCAGGCACCCACACTTGATACGTACTGCCGCCGCTTTGCGAGTTATCTACTAGTTCCCAGTGTCCACCCGTTTTTACAGCGGGAGTTGTCGTGGCTGTTGAAGCAGTTGTGCCGCCCGTAGTTGTAGCCGGCGCTGCTGGGCCGTACGGGTTAACAAAATTGCTGACAGCCGAAGTACCCGTTGTGCCTGCTGTGTTGCCTGCTGTGTTGCCTGCTGTGTTGCCTGCTGTGTTGCCTGCTGTGTTGCCTGCTGTGTTGCCCGTAGTTGCTGTCTGTGTTGTTGGCTGCGTGAAGTTAAGAAGCCTAAAATTCTCGCCGTAAAGATTGCTCAAAGCGTCGGTTATGGCGGATTCGCCCATGCCCGCAGTATTTATGCCCGCATTCTTGAGGGCGTTTATTGCAATACCAGCGTCAATCGAATTTGTTGGTGTAGCAATCATCTGAATTTCGCCGTTTTCTTTGCTATTGACTTGGGCTGCGCTACGAACTGTTTGCCTGCCGCTTTGCCTGCGCGTTTAGCTTTGGTAGTTGCAGCGTACTCTGACGGACTCAAACTCGCAATCGCTTTCTCGGGCAAATACCGCTCACCCGTTTTACTGGAGGGCTTACCGCTCTTGGTGGTCCATTTTTGGTTCCCCCAGTCTTTGAGGGATTGCTGCGGAGGCTTCAATCTCTGTACCCGCCGCCTGCGGCCTTATATTTCTTAGCTACCAATTGACTTTTACGGGCTGACCACTGACCTGCACCAGTACCCTGCGTTGCCGCCGCCTTCACTTGAGACACAATCCGTTTACGCAGACTGGGCTTTGTGTAGTTACCTGCGGCATTAACCTTGCCGCCATCCTTGTACTGCGTAAAGTCAGTATCGTCGCGGCGAGCCTTGACCTTTGGCTTTGGCATCTTGCTGGGGTTGATGTCCCCCATACCGCGACTGACTCTCATACAAACCGGCCCTTGGTCTTGCCTTTAACGGCGCAACCGTCCGCACGCTTAGAAGCAGAAGAAACTACGCCGCCTTTTTTAAGCCCAACAGCATCCATTGCTTTTTGAACAAACTTGGGTGCGCGTTCGCGCATGGCCATGCGTGACTCTTTATCTGGGCGCCCCAGGTACTTCTCTGCAAAAGACGGTTCAGCTTTTGGCTTCTCGGCCTGGGCCGGCAAGTCTGCGTACCCTCGGCGCATCGCTGCGGCCATGTCGGGAGACTGCATACCGGCAGACGCATCTACAGTTGTATCAAGCGCTGCGCGCTTGTTGCCAAAACGCTCCGCAGCGGCGTTACTTTCTGCTGCTGACATCTTCTCGCCAAGATCTGCGTCCTTGCCTTCGCGCCCAGGTTTGTACTCAGGGCCAGCGTTCCCCTTACGAGTAAGCCCACGTTTGGCGTTCAGGTAGTCCCGCAGATTGGTGTAGTCAGATGCTTCAAGCTCTGCTTTGCTGACAACCGGTGCTTTAGCCATGATTAGCAGGCTCCGCCTTTGCTAAGCAGTTTACCCTTGGTCTTGCCTTTAACGGCACAGCCATCTGCACGGGAAGAAGCGGATCCACCCATAGCCATTTTTTTGGCCGCGCCGCCCTTCTTCATACCCATCATTTCCGCTTTTTCGTGCTTCATCATGGATGCAGGAGCGCCCTTCTTTTTCATGAAAGCCACTTCTTTACCGACCATTGCTTTGGACTCAGCCATGTCACCACCTTTTGAAAACTTGCGACCTTTGTCAGCCGCTGAAAAGTCCTTGCCCACGGACTGAGGGACGCCAACTTTCTTGGCAAAGGCGGGGCTGTGGGCTACAGCCTCCATGAAATTGTGCTGGGATTTTGAACGACTAGGCATGCTTCTCTACCAGCCGGTCGATCTTAGCTTCAAGCCGGTCAAGCCGATCAAAGATGCGGTTGATGTCTGCGTCTAATTGTGACTTGGTTACATACTCTTTGGCAACTTCTTCGCGGGTCTTGTTGATTAGTACTTGAAGGCGCTTTACCTCGTCATACATGCTCTTGAGGAAGAACCCAACAACACAGACACCTACCGAAAGA